AATGGGTTAGTTTGTACACCCGTGAAACCCGCCTGTATATAACTGGTATCTTTTCTTGGGTTCTGCAAAGCCTGTGGATCGTAAACTGGGTACATCCCTAACTGCAACTGAGGCTGATCGGGCTCCCAACAGGTAGGACAAACCAGCAAATTGATGTTCTTGGTCTTGATGACCAATTTTTTCAGTTGCTTGAGTTTGTACTGAAATCCGCAGCGATCACAGGTACTTATAGCTCGCTTGCCGTTGGCAAACCTATTTGCCATCTAAATCTCCTATGTATGCGGAATATCGCCGCGTGTACTCCACCCTCCAATCCGCACCATAATTACGCTTCATATTTGATATACGGGCCGCTTTACGCCTATTCTCAGTCTGTTCTGGCGTACATTTATACCCCTTGTTGTACGCCTTTCCGGCTCTAGCAGTTACTGCTTTCAAGCGATAACTTGGGTCCGCCCATAACTTTTTTGTGCGCTCAGACCGTTGTGCGCGCTCATCTTCCGAAAAAGCAATTCCTTTAGCGCAAAAAGACATTGTGTTTTCTGTGGGTTGTATTACCCCAAGCCAGTAAAGCTCTCTAGTAAGTAACGCAGCTTCAGAACATATTTCTATTACTTCTACGGTAAAGGCAGAGGCTCCGTATGCCTCAAAGGTTTTTGTAAAACTCGTATAGGGCGCATGAACGTGCCCAGTATTCATCTTAGAGAAGTGCCCTATTGCTCTAGATTTAATATTTTTTGACGATCCAACATACGTTTTTGCAGAGATCGTATCTGTTATTAGGTATACGCCCGATACAGCCGGTATCGAGGTAGTAGATGTCTGGTTCATAGCTACTCCAAATGTGGTGGAGGCCCATAATACCACATCAGTCACACTACAGTTAATGTGAGTTTGCAATTCCATACTTACCCAAGAAACATCTGGCGTGGGACGAAACGCACTGCCGCCTTGTCCCTATCTTCGGACGAAGCTAAATCCCATGCCTCATCGTACTGAGCCTTCAAGGCCTGCATACGGTCTATCGCCCCGGGGACTTTCATGGACAGATAATACGCCAGCCCCGCCACCATGCAGGGAAGGAACCGGAACGGCACCGCCATCGTATTGCTACCACTTCCAGCATCCTGAATACGCTTGAGCCGCCAGTACACGAAGGTATAGACCTGCGCTGCATCGGGGACCGGCCACACGGTTATCGTGGGGGTAGGGGCTTGCCTGTTAATGTAGACCTGAATAGGCCGTGCTTGGGTCAGCTTGTTAGGCAGTGTGGCATAGGTGGAGACACTAATGCGCGTAATCGTCAGATCAGCCTGCGTAGAGGCGCTCCCTGCACCTGTACGGATAACGTGCTCCATCAAGTCCACAGTGTTATCCGGCAGATCGTACGTAGCCGTGCCTGCTACAAGAGGGATCGAGCCCTGCTCTACAGTCCAGAGGTTGATACCGCGATTCGACCAGTCTGCGAACAGCAGATTAAGACTACGCCTTGCAGTACGAAGATCGTAGCCCGTACGCAGTTCTGAGCCACAGCGTTCAAAGGCTTCCTCAACAATGTCGGTGAGGTCCAGATTGAAGTTAGTGGTTCCAGAGGTAGTCATTATTTGGCCGAATCTTTAAATGCTTTGTCAGTCGGAGCACCGGGAGACCCGGGCTTGCGCATCTTGGCCCCGCGCTTTCGCTTGGCGTTGATGTTGTCCCACAGCCCCACAGTGCCGCCTTCAGCAAAGGTTTCGAAGTCGGTATCATCCCGGCGCTTCGTTCGCTTTGCCTTAGGCATTTTGGACGCGAGCATAGCTCCCAGTCCGCGGCTAGGTCTCACAGCATTTTGCCCCGGGTCTTGCCCTTGGTGGCGCAGCCATTGCCACGAGTAACTGTGCCCGCAGTTTTGACTGTTTCATCGCCAGCGCGTTTGCTGATGTTGCCAACAGTTGCGTCCACGGTGTCCAGTTTGCTGCGGTTCGGCAGCTTGCCCGGATTGGCCTCCACAGTCACGGGCTTGCCGGACATGGTGTGGGGCTTGGCGTACGAGGCAGCGGAGAGGTTGTTCTTGGTAGCCATGATTAACCCCGTTTCTGGTTGGCGATTTTGGCTTCGTTGCGACCGAGACTCAACATCTGTTCGTTGGTCTTGCCGCCTGCGCCGCCCTTGCCACCTTTTTGGATGGCGGCGGTTGGGCCACTGTCACCGAGGTTCTTGCCCTTGGTCTTGCCTTTGGCTGCAATGCCATCTGCGGATTTTGTAAAAGCCATATTAAGCCCCAATCTGTATCGTTACTGTACCAATTATCACACCTAAAGCCAAGAGGTTTGGCGTCAGTTCGTCGTCAAAAACCCGTGAGCCCCCGACTGGGTTCCAGCCCCACTGGATGTTCCGGCTACCCTCGCCTTGGTATCCGTCTGCCAAGAGCCCAGAAGCTATGTAACTGCGGTCAGGACGCGGGTTCCGTACTGCCTGTGGGTCATCTACCGGATACATACCCAGCATCAACTGCGGCTGGTCAGGGTCCCAGCAGCTTGCGCACACCAGAATCTCCCGGACCTTCGTCTTGACTGTCTCGCGGCGCAGGTGCGTCAGCTTAAAACGGAACCCGCACCGATCACACTCGGCAATCGAGTTCTTGCCGGAGGAAAACCTGTTTCCCACTTACGTACCGCTTCCAATGAACATCTGGCGTGGAACGAACCGCACAGAAGCCTTCTCACGGTCTTCGTCGGCTGCAAGCTGCCAAGCCTCGTCATACTGCTGTTTGAGCACGCCAAGGCGCTCTACGCCGCCCGGAACCTTCATTGCCAAGTAGTAGGCCAAGCCCGCCACCATGCAGGGGATGAAACGGAACGGAACGTCCATCGTGTTCACACCGCCACCAGCGTCGTCAATGCGGCGCATACGCCAGTACACGAACGTGTAGGTCTGGCTGGCATCAGGAACGGGCCACACTGTGATGCGCGGAGCTTCCTGCAAGCGCTCAATCCAGACTTGAATCGGTCGGGCTTGTGCCAACTTGTTGGGGATCGTGGCATAGGTGGAGACGCTGATGCGCGTGATGGTCAGGTCTGCCTGTGTGGCCGAGTTGCCTGCGCCCGTGCGGATGACGTGCTCCAAGAGGTCCACAGTGTCCGCTGGCAGGTTGTAAGTGGCTGTGCCCGGAACCATCGTGATGGAGCCTTGCTCGAACGTCCACATGTTCACGCCACGGTTGGCCCAGTCAGCGAACAGCAGGTTCAAAGACCGGCGAGCGGTCTTCAAGTCATAGCCAGTACGCATCTCGCTACCGACGCGCTCGAACGCCTCCTCGACCAGTTCGGTCAAGTCAAGGTTAAATGCTGCTACGCCGGAGGTTGCCATAAGTTACTTCTTTGCCATTCGCATGTTGTCTACCAGATTTGGGTAGGGACGGCCCGCCGCCTTGGCGGACTTCTTTGCTGCGGCTTTCTTTGCAGGGGTCAACGCCTTGGGTGCACCCAGACCTTTTGGCCTTGGCTTATCCCAAACATCGCCACCCTTGGCAAACAGTTCGACCTTGTTCGGGTCATCCTTGCGGATAACCGTCTTCCCTTTGGGCATTTTGGCGGGGTTGATGTCCCCCATACCACGGCTCGGTCTCATGCTCGCGTCTTCCCGCGTTGGGCAATACCGTCAGCACGCTTGGACGCGGAACTGACTTTGCCGCCCTTGGCGTAATCTTCTACTTTGAATGAACGCAACGACGCCCGTTCGTCCGTAGACATGCCGGGAGTGCCTTTGGGCGTCGCAAATAGCTTGGTCGGGCCAGACTGCAAGTCTTTGTACTCGGCACGATCCTTTGCCGCGTCAATCGCCTGCTGGCGGCTCGCACTGTAGCGCTTTTGTGAACCCCCGCTGTCACGCGGCGCAAATGGACTGAGCGCGGCTATGTCCGCCACGACATCGCCCGCGCGGCGCTTGGGCTTGTCTTCAGCCGCTTTGACTGCGGCACGGCGCTTGAAGTCAATCTCTTCCTTTTGGCCACGGGGCAGCTTGTCGTAGGTTGTTACACCAGTATCGTTTTTGTCGCGCTCAGCCATGTCAGTTCCTTAGCAGGCTTTGCCGCCGGACTTCATCTTAATCATCGTACCCTTGGTTTTACCCTTGGTGGCGACGCCATCAACAGCGCCGCCGGACTTCAGACCTTTGTGGGCCTTGGAAGCGGGTTTGGCTGCGTGTTTAGCCAGCGCGTCAGGAGCAGCGCCTTTTTTCTTTGCCATCATTGCCATGAAGCCGGGGTTCATTTTGGAAGCCATAGTGTCACCACCCTTTGAAAATTTACGGCCCTTGTCGGCCTTCG